TGTTACAAGCTTTGGCGGCCCCTCCTTCGCAGATGTTTGTTCGTGCGAGGCCGGAAGCAGCAGCGCGGCACGCGGAACTGCAGGCTAAGGGCTTGTCACCGGAGGAAATTCGTGCGCAGAATTTAACTTTGGTTGATAACCGTGGTAATTTGATTGAAGAAATCAGTGATGCGCCGGCAGTTTTAAAACAAAAGACTGCATCTGTGCCGCGTATGTACTACGATATGATAAAGCATCCTGAACTTCAGAGCATTTATCCATCGTATGACATGCCTGATGTGCGGATAGGAACAACAAGGCGCAAAGATGCCCCTTTAGCTTCGGCTTCTTTTGATGAAAGAGAAGGCATTCGTGGCGTGGTGCGTAATTTGCCGGGGGATGATACGAGGAACACGGTCCGCGGAACTTTATTGCACGAAGGGCAGCATGCGATTCAGTCCATGGAAGGGTTTACGGAGGGTGCAAACCCTAGTGCTTTTGTTGCTTACATCAAAGCGCGTCGAGGCACATACAATGCTGATCCTACGGTCAATGAAAATGTCATTCGGGAAATGGAAAGGGCGTACCCTAATTTGCCTGAAGTTACAGACAAGATAGGAGAGGACCTTAAAGCTAGATACGGCAAAGTTTTTCCTTCAGACAAACGCATAGGAGAAGCTTTGTACAGGCACATGCCGGGTGAAGTGCAAGCAGACTTAGCTCGTATTCGCGGCAATTTGACGCCGGAAGAGCTTAAAGCAACGCCGCTTGAGGCATCAATGCAGCAATTAAATATTAATCCTGCCAATATTTTGCAGATGAGCAAGAGCGGTTCACGTCCTGACAGGCAGATTGGTGATTTGGAATATGATGTTTATGGGTATGCAGATGGCGGGGAGGTAGAGCCCACAGCGGAAGAGATAGCAGCGGCAAGTACTCCTGCTTTTATTGCGCAGAAGTCGGGTATTGGACGCAAGCAAGGCAATATTTCTAAGGCGTTGAAGTCTGGTGAAGCTCTGACGGAAACAGCCAAGGGTTTGACAATGCTGCCGCAGAACATTGTGGGTGCGCCTGTTGATTTGGCGACGATGGCAATGCGTCCATTTGGCTACAACGTTGAAAAGCCATTCATGGGCAGTGATTATTTGAAGGAAAAATCACGGTCCGCGGGCCTTGCATTCAAGCCCTCTGCCGATCCAGCCCTAGCCGGCTTCTACGGTGCGGGTGATCTAGGCAGCAATCTTGTCAATCCTGCGGGCGTTACGCGCGCGGGTGTGAAGGCTGCGGAAAAAACAGGGGAAGCCGCCAAGATGTTGGCCCGTGATTTCCAAGGTTACAACCAGCAATTAGCAGTTCCCGGTGCTTCGTATGCCGTTCGCAATAAGGGCACACCTGTTGCTATGACAGGGCTTCCATTTTTGCCTAATGTTGATGAAGCAGAAAAAGTAGTTAAAATGGTAACAATTGGCCAAATGAACGTACCTTTGGAAGTAAAGGATAAATCTTTAAACGATTGGTTTTCAAAAACGGTTACTCGATATCTTCGTTCGGACTTTGCAAGCCCTCAAGATCAACTGGTCAGGGCTGCAGAAGAGGGCAAAGCCCTGCATCTTGCTCCTAAAGAATTTTCTGATTCGGCAGAGGATGAAGCACTTAAACATTTTCTAGGCCGTAGACAATCTGATTTAGAGTACATGCGTCAAGCGGAAGGGTTTGGTAATGCTAATATGGCAACAACACCATATGGACAACGCATAGAGGACATAACAGATATTTCTGCGTATCCGGAAAGACTGGAAGATTTAACGCCAAACAGAGTGCCTCCAAGCATGCGCAACCTTGTAGATACAAGACCTGAAACACGTGTAACGGATTTTGCGCCCAACATAGTAGAAAACCTAAAGTTAGAACAGTTGCGGGACAAGATGCTGGATGTTCGTCAATCAGACGGAAAGTATGGAGCATACGGCCAGCCTGCCGTTAAAATACCTTCAGAATTTTTGCTACCAGACGATACATTGTCAAAATTAAACGTTGCAGCAGCGTCTAATCGGATGGCTCGGTACACAAACTGGCAAAACGAGACTAGACAGAAAATGGCCACTACGGCTCTTCGCGAAGACCCTGCATTTCCAAGAGCGCAGTTACAGGAAGGTAAGTTTATAGGTGTTGCATTGCCGGATGTTAAGAAAAATCCAGAAATGAAACAACTGGTTACTGATGTGGGATGCGATGGTGGATGGTGCACAAGGTATACACCAAACGCTGAAGCATATGCCTCTGGCTATAGTCGGTTGCACATGATAGTAACGGGTGAGGGCAAGCAAGCGCGCCCTGTTGCCCAGTTTGCTATTGCTGATAATGGCCCATCCTATGATACGAAGCGCTTTTCTATCACTGAAATAAAAGAAAAAGGGAACACAGCTGATTTTGCAAACAACCCAGCGCTGCCCGCAATTCAACAATACGTTCAGTACCTTGACAAAACATACGGCGGCCTTGATTATGTAGATAATCTAAAAGGGCTACGCATGACAGCGTTGCCTGAGTATCCAATGCAACTGTTAGATTTGTTTAATCCCACGACTCAACAAAGAAGAATGTTGGAAAACAAATATGGTAGTGAGGAGAACGGCTTTAGGGCAGTCAGGGACAAAGCAGTTGATCTAAACAATGGATCTCGGTTTATGACAGGGAGTGAAGATGCGGTTGCTAATTCGCTGGAGCAAGCTATGCAACTACTTGTCGGTCCAAAAGAAACCTTAGCACGCCGAATCCAAATGAATTTGTTTGGACTCCCCAAAGAAAAGGCCACTGGGGGTATGATCGAGCGCCAGCCCAACGATAACCGCAGATATCTGTAAGGACATAACATGCCAATTGAAAAGAACATGACAATCGACGACTTGCCTGAGGGCGATGTCGCCGTGGAGATGGAAGACGAGCTACCTTCAGATATTGACATTGAGTTTGATGCCGAAACAGGTGCGGTGGTCGTGAATATTGGCGCAGAAGACGACGATGTTGCCTATGACAGCAACCTAGCCGAGGTCATTGAGCCAGACGTCTTGCAGCTTATCTCTTCTGACTTGATGTCGTTGTTTGATGCTGACAAGTCTTCACGCAAGGAGTGGGAAGAGCAGTACAGCAAGGGCATGAAGATGTTGGGCTTTACCTTTGAAGAGCGCACCAAGCCGTTCAAGGGCGCGTGCGGCGTGCAGCACCCACTTTTGACAGAGAGCATTGTTCAGTTTCAGTCACAAGCATTGAAGGAATTGATGCCCGCGGGCGGTCCTGTGCGCACTCAGGTGCTGGGCAAGGAGACACGTGAGAAGTTGATGCAAGCGGACCGCGTGCGTGACTTCATGAACTACCAACTCACTACGGTGATGGAAGAGTACACACCTGACTTTGATCAGTTGCTGTTCTATGTTGGCTTTGGTGGCTCTGCGTTTAAGAAGGTGTACTTTGACGAGACCAAGGGCCGCATGGTGAGCGCTTTGGTGTTGCCGGATAACTTGTACATCCCCTACACGGGTTCTTCTGTGATGAGCGAGTGCCAGCGCATCACGCACCGCGTTCCGATGTCCACCAACGATTACCGCAAAGCAGTGATCCGTGGTCAGTACTTGGATACAGCGCAGATGACGACAGCGGCTGAGACAGGCCAGAGCATTATCAAGAAGGAAACAGACCGCACAACGGGTGTTGATCCTACTGGTGTGGAAGAAGAGATCTGTTTGCTGGAGTTCTTGGTTGATCTAGACATCAGGGGTTTTGAGCACAAGGATGAAGACGGCGAAGAGACAGGCATTAAGCTGCCATACATCGTCACGATTGATGAAATCTCTCAATCTGTTGTGGGTGTGCGCCGCAACTGGAAAGAAGGCGACCCCCTGTTTGCGCGTAAGCAGTACTACGTGCATTATTTGTTGGTGCAGGGCCCCGGTGCTTATGGCTTGGGCTTTTTGCATTTGGTTGGCGGTCTGACAAAGACGGCAACGTCTGCATTGCAGCAATTGGTGGATGCAGGAACACTTGCTAACTTGCCAGCAGGCTTTAAAGCCAAGGGTGCGCGCATTGCGAACGACGATACACCTTTGTCACCGGGCGAGTTCAGAGATATGGACGCTGGTGGTGCGGAGTTGTCTGCATCACTGTTGCCATTGCCATACAAGGAGCCTAGCCAGACGCTGTTTGCATTGCTTGGTTTCTGCGTAGATGCTGGCCGCCGTTTGGCAAGCATTACCGACATGCAAGTTGGTGACAGCAATCAGAATGCTGCTGTGGGAACGACGATTGCGTTGCTTGAAAAAGGCAGTGCGGTGATGTCTTCAATTCACAAGCGTTTGCACTACAGCCAGCGCATGGAATTTCAGTTGTTGGCCAAAGGTTTCTCGGAGTTCTTGCCTGACGAATATCCATACGATGTTCCCGGTGAGAGCCGCAGGATTAAGAAGCGTGACTTTGATGACCGCATCGATGTTCTGCCTGTTTCTGACCCCAACATCTTCTCTGTTGCCCAGCGTATCACGATGGCGCAGACGCAACTGCAACTGGCGCAGAGCGCACCGCAGATGCACAACATGTATGAGGCCTACCGCCGCATGTATGAAGCGATTGGCGTGCGTGATATCGATCAGATTTTGAACACACAGAACGTGGACAAGCCAAAGGATCCTGCAAGCGAGAATGCACAGGCACTGGACGGCTCACCACTGAAGGCTTTTGCTGGTCAGCAGCATGATGCGCACATCATGGCGCACATTATGTTTGGCATGAGCCCGATGATGCAGTCAATGCCCAATGTGGCAATCAATTTGCAGAAGCACATCTTTGAGCACATCCGTTTGAAGGCGGAAGAAGAGGTGGAAGCCGAGTTGTTCCGTCAATACGGCACTGATCCTGAGGGC